TGGGTCGGCAGTATAGAGATACACACCTTCCTTCGTTTCTAATATTCCAGTGACATCAGTACGTTTTTGAACGGCAGACTTCGCAGCATCTAACGTTGCGAAACTCGCATTTTTCAATTTAGACGGATTTTTCGCAAAATCTTTGAGATAAGCATCAAATATATCCGCTTTAAAAAAATTAGTGGGGCCCAGTTTTACTGAAGTGCCGAAACACATAACACCGCTGATGTCGGCGTCACCAACTTTGGCACCACTTATATCGGCTCCACTAATATCCTTCGTCTCATTTTTCAATTTCAAAGCCTCTTCCGCTTGTTGTTTCTTTTGAGCAGCAAACTGTTCAGCATCGGGATTATAGGTTGCCGTGTGAAGCTGATACATAATATTATTTTGTAACTGGCTCAAAAGTTCGCTCATTCCTATTGATTACAGGTAATGTTATTTATAAGGCAACGACGCACTTAGGGTGCCAAGAGTGCCGAACTGAGGGGCGACATTTTTCGTCCATCGTGGGGATTCACAACACCTGAGGGTAAGGCATTGGCGCCCTGAAGTTCACAATCTTGTTGGGAATTGTAGACACGTGTTCTATCGCAACTAGCAGCAGAGGGTACTTTGACGCAATAACGACCCGTTAAGTCTTCACCAACGAAGCACCAGGCGACCGGTGGCGGCGAAGGGGAAGATGCTTGGGGAGTCGTAAAAGGGGAAGAACCCTCTTTTGTTGGAACCGGTGCGTTCAACTGAAAACCGCTTGGGACCTCTTTAATGGCACCGTACTGTCCAAACGAGGGGGCACTGCGAAAGGCATCAAGCCAATCCCAGAGCGCATTATTCGCTTTCGCACGCTCTGCCCACCAAGGACTTTCATGTAACTGATAATAATGAAATGCTACAGTAGCCCCGACACCGAGCAAAACAACGACAACGATTCCAATCAAGATACTTATTGAAGAAACGGGTGGTGTATATTCTAAGTTGTTGGCAGCGAAATTGGCTGACATAATCCTCTATGATATGTGCGTCTTTTAGTGCTTACGAATTATCCTAGCCCCAGTAGATATGCCGGGCGGCTTACTGTCATTAGTTTGTTACGGAAATGAGAATGTAATTCTCAATGGAAATCCGCAGACGACTTATTTTTATAAATCGTTTGAACGCTATACACACTTTTCCCAGGAGCCGATTCAAATCACACTGGATGGCCCAAACTTACTGCTCACCGATGCGCCGATTCTGCTCAAAACAAAGATACCCCGTCAAGGCGACCTCCTGAGCGATTTGACATTACGTATCACTTTGCCCGATATTTTCAGTAAGGCGTATTTGAGACCGGCGGTTGACCAGTATGGAAATCCAATTCTAGACGCCAACGGCAATCAAGAATTCACTGTGGACAGAGCCTACGAATTCGCCTGGGTCCGGCAAATCGGTGTACGAATGATTGATACCATTACTTTTACGATTGGTGGCCAGATTATACAGCAGTTCACCAGCGACTGGATTTCGGCCCGCGCAGCCCTGGATTTTGATAGCGACGATTATTCAAAATGGCGAGTGATGGTTGGCGATGTTCCAGAATGTTTTGACCCCGCAAATGGTGTGTACGCAGATCCAACTGTTCCTCCTGGACAAGGTTATCCAAATGTCATCAGTTGGCGAGGAACTGAATACAATCCAGTCCCAACGCAAAACAACGCACCATCCATCCCAGGTCGCATCCTACGCATTCCGTTGGGTCTATGGTTCAGCGATTTCCCAGAAAATGCCCTGCCCCTTGTTGCTCTACAGTATCACGACAGCGAGGTGACGATTCAATTAAGACCCATTCGCGATTTATACACCGTACTTGATTTGTCAGGAGCCAGGGTACGTCCAGGAGTTCAAACTCTTGCGCCCAATTATTTACCTAACGGAACCTCTACCGACTTATACACACAGATATGGAATCAAAAGTTGTACGGAAACATTCCTCTCAGTCTCACCGATTTATATGGAGGAAGTACCGACTTAAGCGGTTCAATGAAATATTTTTTGACCGATATCAGTGGTGCGGTGCCGTTGCTGGACGGCTGGCCTCTCAATGCCACGCTGGAAGCGACGTATACATTTTTACAAGACGATGTTCGTTTGATGTTTACGAGTAAGACCCTCCGCTATAATATTCGCCAAGTCCAACTATTCACCTTTTACGGTATAACGACGAGGAATACGTACAGGTTAGATGTACATAATGTGGCGACACGTCTAGTCTATTTCGCGCGGCGCAGCGACGCTCTCACATATAGAAATCAAAACATAAATCTCACAAACTGGATGTATACGCTGGGTACAAATCGTCCCTTCGTAACTCCAACACCGTACTATTCCTACCCAAACTCGGTATGTATCAACGCAAATTCGTTAGGAATCCAGCCCTACTTTTCACCTGTACCATATCCTGGCGCCATCAGTGCCCCAATAGGACGCTCAGGCATCAATTTGGCCGGTTTACAGCGTGAGATTCTTCTCAACGTTTTCATTACGGCGAACGGTAATCCATTGTTTGACAGCCAGGATAGCGATTATTTTAGTAAATACGTTCCATTCCGTTATATGAGTGGAGGCTCTACAGCGGTCGTTGCGTTGGGTGAAGCGTCTCAGTACGAGATGTGGCCAATCAGTGTTTATAGTTTCTCACTTAATGGATCATCGGTTGAACAGCCATCTGGCACACTTAATACAAGTCGTATTGACCGTCTGGAAATGGATGTTGATGTAGCGCCAATTCCTTACTTAGCCGGTTATACATACAATCTTTACACGTTTGTGGAGACATTGAATTTCTTGGAGATAAGCAGCGGCTTGGGCGGTCTCAAGTTTGCTCGTTAAGTTCAAAATTGATTATAACGTTTATTATAAAACCGAGTTTAAGAAATTAATGGAGTATGAATATCTTATGAATGTAGCATCAATATTATATATTATATGCTACATACCTGAATTATATGCGAACTATTAAAATAAAAATGCGAATATTTGGAATGTTCCAGAAAAGGTGGTCATCCTAATCGCAACAACATTTGCCTTCGCTTACGCAATCCTTAATTATAACGATGCGCTCCTTATTAATTATGGACCCATTCTTGTCCTGGATTTTATTGCTCTTTCTATGCGTTTGTATTACGCATGGAAAAACCATTTTGTAAACAATCAACATATACCGATTGTTTAGACCGACGGGCATTTCAAATGGGCATTAATGCTTAGTTTTCTTATGGCGATTAAGGTTGGATTTATATGGCGTTTCATATTCACAAGAGCAACACTTATGTATTTTTGGAGTTTTTGGAGTGTCTTTAGCAATATGTGATTTTGATAACAAATGTCTATCATACAATGGTTTTTTTGTTGTAGTAAATGCACACGATTCACACTTGTATTCAGTCTTATGATATATTGGCTTTGTTAATGTTGAAATTGGCAAATCAGATAGGATTGTGTCACAATATGGTTGAAATTTTTCCCTAAACCATTTACCAACATCAAGTGAAGTAGAATATTCGCAACTCCAAATCTCAATAACAATAAACCCCAAACTTTTTATTGTTTCAGTTCTAAGTTTAGTTCTATCAAATCGTTCTTGATATGTAATTCCATCAGAATATAATGTTGAATTTCGCATTGGGAAGCATTTATCGCACCCGTGAAACGGACACCCTTGAAATTCAAGTACTATTTTTTGAAACATATACTCAAGAAATCCGTCTGCTTTATAGTTGGTTTCAGGTATAACATATTCGCCATCTGGGTGATTGAGTATATGTCTAATTGGAATACCAATACTTACCGATAATTTATCTAACCAATCTATGGCAGATAATGAATACGTTGCTCTTGTAAATTCAATTTCATTCCAATCATAAGTGATATTTTCCATAACTATTCTCTTAGCACTGCTTCCATATTTATCAAGTAGTCCTCCTCCAAAGAAGTTCTTGAAATCATTGAATGAAATACTATACCAATCAACAATGCTTGTAAAACCTTTATGTGTGTATAAGTCGTTCAAATATGCAGTGATATTATCTTTTATATCCCAATATCCTGTTGGAGTTTTTCCAAACCTATACATTTTGAAATCATAGTCTGGATAAACAAACGATAACAATTTTGTGAAGGAATGATTATATTCATTTTGTAAAAGTCCACCTCCTTTGTTTTCAACAATAATTGTTGCGTCATACTTATACCAATCCGATGGGTCTGTGATTAAAAGCCTTTCTTCAAGCCATTTGATGTATTTTGAATGGCTGTCTTTATTTTTCCATGTCCCCATTGTTGTTATTCTAAATAGCCACGGATACCATATTGTGTCTGGATATGCTTCTGTTAGAATGGCACTAATGGTATTATTGTATTTATCAAGAAGACCATTACCCATATTATCAAGGAAATCTGCTGTAGTAATGTTATAGCAATCATCAAGGTGTGTAAATCCTTTTAGCGCAAATAACCAGTTCAGGTAGATACGCACATTATCAACGATATTCCAGTAACCCTGTGGCGCAGTATCAAATAACCATTCTTTGAGGTCAGGCGATACAATATGCTTAACTAATTTTATTGCCGATCCTGCATAATATTTAGCAAGTAATCCCCCACCGCCAAATTCTTCAACCATTTTTTTGCTAATATGATACCAATCATCTGGTTTTGATAAGTTGTGTTTTACACCAAGAAGTTCTATAAACTTGCGTCTGTTGGTTATATCTTCCCAATGTCCTTTTGGAAGAACAGGTAATGAAACGGAAGAATGGTAGGTAGTCATACTAACTGAACTCTGGTTCTAGTTTGTAGGGTCAAGTTTTATATAGTTTGGGCTCTTTCAATTTTGCTTTCCGTGTCTTGCGTAACCAATCTGCACGAAAAGCGTGTAGAAAGTAGTTGTTATAATGGATGCGTTTTATCCGTTCTATACTCATCACAATTGCCTGTTTGATGTCCTATTAGAATGGTATTTTTACGAACGCATCATTTTTGATACTTACGTGTATGATAGCCGGAATGTGTGTATATCCCAGTTCATTGGAACAATAACAGCGATGATTTCCATCTGTAAGTGTATATTTGCCATCTTCAATATCACCTAATATAACAGGTAAAGTTGTTCCAGTAGTTTGAATAAGTTCTTTATTTCTAACATATCTGTCTGGGTTCCAACTTTCAAAACGAATCATATTTAGAGGAACATTCGCAAGATACCACGCTGTTCTGCGTGTATATCGGCAATTTCCGTATTCTTTAATGTTTAGTGAAAGAGGAATTCCTGGCGCAGTCATAGCATACTTTTTATTGTATCTTATGGCTTAAGTGCCCATTTGAAATGCCCGTTGGTCTAATATTTATTGACCCACCAGTCGTCCCAGAAGTAGGGTGGCTGATTGGCGTTGGGGTCGGTTGATGGCGCAACAACCGAGCTGGTATTGGCACGTTCA